CTGCTTGTCTTTCTGTTCAAGCATTTTCTGAGCCTCGATAACCGCAAGTGCAATCAAATTATTTCCGCTTGGAAGCTGTGTCTGAATAACATCTTCCATCTCATGAAATCTGTTTATGTACTTTGCTGTAAACTCTGTACCTTTTATACCAGTCAGTTTATGTGCTATAAACTCGCAACCTTTCTTTGTGACAAGATAACAAGGTTTCTGCCTGTTAGACTTGTCTGTATACTGACTTTCTGTGAAAAAATCGGTGTGGGAAATCTTTCCCTCACCTAACTGCTGAACATATCTACGAATATCTTTCAGCAAGTCATTATGCTGTTTTCCTACCATCTCTGCCACTTCTCTACTATCAATATATTTCTGTTCTACTATTCCTGAATTATTCATATTCTTTTCTCCTATCCTGTTGATTTTTTCCTCGGAGTATCTTATACTTTCATTACAAGATACTTTCTTGTTTATTGGTTAAAGAGGAGTTGACACTCCTCTATTTTTTATTTTCACAGCATCCTGTTAAAAACTTCCTGCATTTTCTCTAAAACCTTGTCCTCACTGCTATTCACAGCAGACTGCATAAAAGGTCTTGCCGGCTGATGACTGTTGCCGTATTCAAGTGCAAGTGCTTTCTGATAATTTCTAAACGGTTCAACTTTTCCATTTTCACGGGTGTAAGTAGATTTTGTTGAAGCCCCCTCCGCTGTCAGATAGCCGATGTATGCACCATTTACAGTTTTCTTTGCTTTCTTACATTTGATAGAACTTATAAGTTCACCTGTATCCCGGTGTGGCTGCAACTCACTTTTGACTGAACTTTCATAAATCGGCAGTGCCTCGTCTATCATCTTTGGAGCTGCCTCATCAAATATATTTAAAACATCGTCAAACATATTATCCGGGAAATCAAAATCAAATACTGCCATCATTCCACCTCACTGCATGACAATTCAATGTAATACTCGTCTGTACGGTATGTTCTTTCTACCTTGTACAATTTTTCATCATATTTCACCTTATTTTGTCCTGAATAATCGTCAAAAGCTACTTTAAATACCTGCACGACCTTTTTATTGTTTCTCAAAGCATTATAAAACTCGCTCTGCCTTACCGACTTAACAGCACAAAAAACTTCCTGTTCCTCTCCGGTTACTTCCATCTCAAAGCCATCCTCATCTTCTTTCTTTTCCCCTTCACTTATAAGAAAAAAAATATCATTCAGTGCTTCCATTTGTGTATTCACCCCCAAGCGAAAGAAAATCACGAAGTCCTTCAAAGGCTTTCTGGTATCGTTCAGCCTGATTATCAAAATTAAACTGCCACTTACAATACAGCTCGCAAGCCTTAAATATAAGCATATCCTGTGTATCGGCACACGCTTTTTCTTCTGATATACCTACTCCTTTGAGCAGAAGCAGACATATCTCAATATTACTTTCAATCTCATCATCAAGGGAACTGTGCTTTATTCTCAGGCTCTTTTTGATTTTCTCTCCAAAATCCGTCAAATATCACACCCCCTTGACTACTTTTACTGCCTTTTCCTGGGCTTCAAGAAAACTCTCTATAATAAGACTTTTCACATTACCGCTAACACTATAGCCCTGTTCATCAGCAAGAGCCTTGATGTCCGATATAGTCATCTCCTCAAGCTCCTGCTCCGTATATGTTGAAATTGTGTTAGGGACTATGAGTTTTTTTGAATAATCTCAACAAGCGAATTTTTGTCAACAACCTTTCCATCAGCAAGCATGATGGCTTTTGTCATCTGGTCGTCTGTATCATGGTCCTCATAACGTTTCACCGTTACATTAAGGTTTGTATTAAGCATATAATCTTCCATGCGGAACATAAAAGCCACTACCGTATCTGCCGAAACAGTAGAAGAAAAATCCGACATATACTCAGAAGATACAAAGTTTACAGGTCTGCCAAGTATTCTATACTCCGGCTTTCCTGAAATACCTGCATTTACACGAGCAATAGGCTGACCGCTTGAATCTGTCATTGCTGCAATCTGATTAAAATATGTACTCTTAGTCATATACCACTCCGCTGATTCATAAGCGGCAGGAAGTTTACCTTCGGCATCACACAAATTTTTAAAAGTAATGTCCTTTCCCTTTGCAATTTCAACTGTCTGCCCCTCTATAGCAGTCTCAGTCAAAATACCAGTAGGCTGATTTGCAGATGCGCCCTCGCCTGCAATAATTGCTTTCTCCAATGCCTTAACCATAGCCTCTGCAATATTGCTCGTAAGAGTTCTCTCAAAAATATCAAGCGTTACCGTATCAACAGCAATCGAAACAGCTACAACACACTTTAATTTAAAATAGCTGAAAGTGATTGTTCCAAGCGTTTTCTTCTGCTTATCTGTCTTTCCTCTTTCGGTAGTCCATGTTGCAACCGGTTTTGCTGCCGAAGTTGGAACTGTCGCACCACCCTTATAAAATGTTCTTGTAACCTTGTTAAGAATATCACCTGTCTTTTCCATCTTCTCAACAATCTTGTTAAGGATGGTATTCGGAATAACAGCCCCTGTATCCGAAGTCGTTGTAACCTCATCCTGATTTGTAAGATTTGCTGAAATCTTATCTCCATACAGTACATAATTCATAAAAGCAGAACGATATTCGATACTGTTTGTAGGATCTTCATGAACTGCACCGCCTACAGAAGCAAAAATCCCATCAACAGTACACGCATAAGCAGCATTGGTAAGTGTATTCGGAACAGATACAGCTCCCTTCATAGATTCGACATTAGCCCTTGCCTCGGTGTACTGAGTATATTCATCATCCAATGTTTCCACATCCTCAATCTTTGCCTTATACTCGTCCATCTTGCCATCATCAAGAAACTGTGTGGCTTCATCAAGCATCTGATTACGATAATCAACATAATCCTGTCTGCTTTTAAAATTTTTGATTACATTCATAAATTTCATGTTCAAATTTCCCCTTTCATTCTTAAAATTTTGATTTTTTCCTTGGCAACAAAAAAAGCCTCACTCGATTTATCAGCAAGACTTCCTGTTTCTGACCCTTTGATAAGATTTCTTATCTTCGCCTTTGTTTCATCCGGTATAATTCCACCAAATGCGTTATTTATGCTAAACGGCATATTGCCGCTTTTGCCTGTTTCTATCAATTCATCAACAAAACCATATTTCATAGCCGTTTTTACATCAAACCATGACTCTCTATCCATCAAGTCAAGCAGTTCTTTTTCGCTCCTGCCTGTTTTCTGCTGATAAATAGCTGATATGGCTCTGTTTGCCGTCTGTAATATCTGCGACTGTTTATCCATATCGTGATAATCGCCTCTTGCACCGCTTGAAACATTGTGAATCATATACATTGCAGTCGGAAATGCTCTCACATGACCTGTTGCACACGCCACGATGCTTGCAGCACTACAACATGAACCGCTTATATCTGCCTGAATATTACCATTATATTGACTAATACTATAAGACATATCCGAGCCTGCAAAAACATCACCGCCACCGCTGTTAATAACGATAGTTACATCATCACCATTTGCATCCTCAAGCTGTTTATCAATATCTTTCGGACAAAAAGCATCATAACCAAACCAATCATATATCCACTTATCATCATTGTTTACAATAGTTCCTTTTGCATCAATCTTCACCATCACTTCCACCTCCCTCTTTCAGCTTTCCGGTATCTTTCCTGAGCAGTGCAACATCTCCACCCGGAACAGGTGCAAGATTAAGGTACTGTCTAACCTCATTTATAGTCATTATTCCTCTGTCAACAAATGAAGTAAGCTGCAGCTTTGTGCTCATACTTGCAAAAGTAAGATTGCTGCTTTCAAATATGATTTTATTACCACAATTTCTCTGCTTTCTTGAAAACAGTTTTCTTGTATATTCATTTGCCATCTGGCATATGATAGGCTCTATCACAGCCTCATAGTATGAAATCCACTCGTCCTCGTCATAATTTGAATGAACAATCTTGTCATTTGTGTTAAAAAAACCATACACTCTTTGTATGGTTCTGTCCGTCTGTGCCGCATTGGGTACATAATCATTAGGATTTACCTGTTTTGCCTCTGCCTTAGAATCAACTGCTGCCACTCCAAATGACTTTGAAGACATATTCATATAATTCTCAGCAAATTGCCTTGCATTACTTTCCAAGTCTTCCGGTCGCATTGACTGTGTAAACTTGAGCAGCCATCTTATCACAGCACCATTTTTAATGGCCTTGATAATTCCCTGGTCCGATGTAGTCACAACATTCATAAGCTCAACCAGTGCTTTTCCCGGCGATTCACCAAAAATATCGTTATCGCAATAATCTTCACGCAAATGAATAATGTCCGTGTACGGTATTTCCATCCACTTGCCATTTTGAAAATAAAATTTAAGATAAAGCACCTGATTATAATATTTTGCATCAACAGATGCAGCCGGTATCGGATATAAGCCACAGGGCAGACCAAAATCATCCCTTATTATCAAAATAAAAGCATTATGATTAAGAGCAAGCTGATTTGCAACTTTCTCCTGCATCATCTGCCCGGACATATACTCATTAGGTTCTTCCAAAAGATTTTTTATGTATGGCATGGGATTTACAGCAATATCCTTTGACCCATCTTTTTTAAATGTTTCCCGGATATGTTTAGCCACCGCCTTACCTATAGCCTTTGTCTTGGGTCTTATACATGAACGCACTACATCAGACTGATACAGCTTACCATTCCACGCATAAAATCCATTGCCGACATCGGTAATCATTTGGAAAGAGCTTTTCTTACTTACATTTTTAAATCTACTAAAAATTCCCACAATTTCTCCCTTCCAAAAATTTATATAAGAGACAGATATTCTTCAAGGTGATTTTCAAGCATAACATACGCATCCAGCAGACCGGCAAGACCGTCAATTCTCCTTGTAGGACTTGTACCCTTACAAGGCTGGATATTATTATTTTTATCAATATCAACAGATGTATTGCATATGCACCATTTAAGCACCGGATTGTTGTTGTAAATAATTCTCTTTGCCTTAAGGTCAGCACCCAATGATTTCATTGGAGAAGATAAAGTTTTCTTTCCCTGTGCCACCGGCTCCATAACGCTGTGGCCAAATGTGTCGTTCATTTCCTCAACAAAATATGTTGCACTCCATGCGTCATAGCCATCCTTGAAAAGATAAATATCTTTTTCAAGCTGCATTTCTTTAAACCACTCGACCACATACTTGTAATGTATTTTATTTCCGGGACAGGTTCTCATCCACCCCTGTTCAATCCATAAATCATAAGGAATTTTATCTTCTTTTACTCTTTGCTCCACCAAATCTTCCGGAATCCAGTACATCTGCTCAACATAGATATTATCATCACCCGGCACCATGAAAAGCATTGTTGCATTTGTCAGGTCATTGGTTGATGACAAGTCGCAGCCGCCTATTCCATATCGTGGTTTAAGTTTTGCTATATCAAATGTTGCATGATTATCAATATCCTCAAAATTAAGCCAGCTCTCTGATGATGTCTCTCTGATATTAAACTCTTTGCAAACTAGGTTCTTTACAAGAAGCGGATTTTCCTGAGCTTTTCTTACTTTGTCTCTCAGTGTATCTTTATTCTTGATGGTTCCCAAGCCGGGGTTTGCCTTAATCCAGCAATCTTCCTGAACCCACTCCTTACGGCTGTCAAGCTCATAAATAAACGGGAACAGATGTGGGTCTTTATAGCCGTTATCATCAAAAAGACCATTGATAACTCTCTCAGCTTCATCATATTTCTGGTCGTAAATATCTTCCCTGATAGTGCCTGCCGTAGATGTGATATAGATAAGCGGCTGGTCTCTCGCTGTAACACCGTCTGCCATAATGTCATACAATGCCTTGCCGTTCTTCCACTGATGAATTTCATCCATCATGCAGCCATGAACATTCAGACCGTCAAGACTGTCTTTATCAGATGCAAGCGGTCTATACACACCGTTATTGAACTCCTCACTGGACAGCTTTGACACAAGCGGCTTTATCCTTTTGCGAAGTGCCGCCGATTTAAGCACCATTCTCTTTGCTTCTTCCCAAATGATATTTGCCTGTTCTCTCTTAGTCGCAACGGCATATATCTCCGCTCCCGGCTCTCCATCCGCAATAAGAAGATACAAACCAACGATAGACGCAAGCAGCGACTTACCATTTTTCTTACCAACAATAAAAATCGACTCTCTACACTGTCTGTTTCCATTATCATCAATAAAGCCAAACACGGCGGCAAGATGTGCCTGCTCCCACAATTCTAAACGAACATCATTTGTCGTTCCCTTCTTATGTTTTGACAATTTACAATAGTTTTCCGCAAATTCTAAAACATGATTTGCTCTCTTTGCCGAGTAATGATATTCATCCGGATTTTTAATATGCCATGCAAGATACTTGTACCATCTGTATATCTTATTTGATACTTTAATCTCACCTTTTTCAATCCTGTCAAAATACTCAAGGATAGGATTGTAATCTAAACAATATCTTCTCATACATCCTCACGCCCTCCAACAAACTCGTCAAAGCCATCGTCTTTCTCAACAACCTCAACGGCTTTAGTCTTCGGAAGACAATCCTGCAATATTTTCATTGCCTGGGTCTGTTTTTGAGAAAACTGTAAATAAAGCTGTGCATCGGGACTCTGCTTAGTTCCGTATTGATTTTCGCCATTCTTGTATTCCACTGTAGTTCCGTCACGAATGATATTTTCCCTGAGGTCCTGCATCGTGATACTCATAAAAGCAACATCATCAATAGTAGCAAAGACAAGTTTCTTTTTGTTCTCGTCAATCTCCTTAAACAACCGCTTCAATCTTGCAACTTCTTTTTTCACCCGCTTTTGTTTGTCTAAATACTGCGAAATACTGTCTGCTTTTTCATCCCTCCGCATTGCTTCCTCTTCAATTTCTTCCGGTGTTACCACTCTATTCTCACCTCCTGATACCACACCCCCCTTGTGAAATGACCTGCGTTTCAAATCAATCTGGGCTACCGGTGTTTTTAAAACGCCCCAAACGCCAATAAACAGGGGGGTTAGAGCTTTGCTATCGGCTGTCCGTTCTCATCGAACATGACAAGCAAGCCCTGTCTCTTGTTATTAACTCCATGCCCATCGAACTTATCATGACAATCCTTACAGACATACTCTAAATTGCCATGATTTAAAGTAATATCAGGATTTAATATGTTCTCAGGTGTAATGTGTGTACGATGATGTACGATATATCCAAGCTGTTTACCACATTCCTGACACATACCTCCATCGACCGCAATCCTCTCACTTATAAAAGACCTCTTACAGTCTTTCCATGCTTTGCTGTGATAAAATTTGTACGCATATTTCTTTGCCATCTCTCAACCTCACTCATTTGACATATCTTTATATTTTGTCAAATCATCTTTATCTGTGTTCTTTCATTAGAGTGCAACAAAATTATTTACTCCCATTTGACACACCTTTAATATGTCAAATACCGCATATAATAAAAAAAGAAGCTACCTTTTTCGCTTCTTAAATGATAAATTCTTTATTGCTTTGTCCTTATTATCCTGATTTATTCCAATATATCTGAGTGTAATTGATATATCTGAATGGTTAAGTATCTCCTTTATCGTCACTGCATCATGCGTCTGCTGGTACATATGATACCCAAATGTCTTTCTAAGAGTATGCGTTCCTATCTTATCAATATCAAATTGTCTGCCTGCTTCAGATAGAATGTTGTAAGCCTGCTGTCTGGTAATCGGTCTGTTGCCTCTTGGAGACTTAAACAGATACTCATAATCATCCTTGCCATATATATAATCTTTTATAACAGGCTTAAGCTCTGCATTGATAGGAAACCTTTTCTCCTTCCCAGTCTTTTTCTCCCTAATATAAACAGCATCTTTCCCTTTAACATCACGCACACGAAACTTTAAAATATCAGATATTCTCAGTCCCGTGTATATACCAAACATAAACATCATATAATCTCTATCGCTCTTACCCTTTAGGTATTCAGCAATATCCATCACAACATCTAAATCTCTGATAGGCTCAACAGTATTCAACCAACCACCTCCCAACAGTACAATAACCGTTATAAGTGTAGAAAAAAAGGAGAAGATATTATCCTCTCCTTAATCAAAACTACTGTTCCTACTCTTGCATATTAGTATTATACCACAGATTTGCTATCCCTGCCTCCCAACTTTTTGAAAAAATATTTTGTCGGAATCCGACAAGAGAGTTAGTTATTTCTGTTCATCTATAAACTCACGCATCATTTTGGAAATCTGTGACGCCTGACTCACTCCCGCTTTTTCACATGCTTCTTTAAATTCGTCAGTCAATTCTTTTTTCAACTTGAACGACTTTGATATTATACCGACCTTTTTCTGCCATTTATCTGTTGCTTTCGTTTGTGCCTTTGGCATCATGTCACCTCTTTACTTTTTCTTATTTTCCTGCTATTATTTTTATACCAAGGACAGAAGCAGGAAGTTGTAGGTCTGCCCTCGGTTTGTTGTTTGTGTAAGCTCTACTTTTTAAGTAGGGCTTTTACTTTTTCCTTTGCCTCTTGCAAGTCTTTGCTTTCTTCCAAGATTGCTAAGATTTTTCTTGTTTGATTTTCCTCTGCTGTATCTTTTAACAATTCCGCTAAGTTCATTTCTTCGTTCTCCATTTCTCTCTCCTTTCCTGCCATTCCCTTGCTACAATTATATAATACTATACGGTGTTCCCTATGTCAATACTTTTTTTAAAATTTATTTTATTTTTTCAAA